TACCTTTAACGTGAGATGCATCCATCCCTTCGTGTTCAGGTTTTCTATTCTTTCTATTATACCTATTTAACTCGGCACGATATGCTTTCTTTTCATCAGATGATTGAAACTTATCATACTCTTTTCTGTAATCACGTAGATGACACCACTTACATCCAGGAACTGGTTTAAGTGCTTTGTCTTCAACTATCTCACAGAAGTCTTTAAATGTTAATGTTTTCATTAGAATTTTATATTGTTATTATATTTGACATCAACGTCTAACCCAAAGGCATTCATCATATAAGACACACTACCTTGTGTAACTTCTTTGATAATTTCCTTTAGTTCTTTAACCTTTTTAACCAATGCCATCCACAACTTTGTTATAGCATTCTTCACTTTATCCCAAACACCTTTCATAGCATCAGTAAACTTACCCTCATCAATAATACCTTCACTTAGTAATAGGTTGTTGTTAGTGTATTCCATTTCATAATCATCATTTAATGTTTTGAATTGGTCTGCAGCAGTAGTCATTGCTAAATCAATAGTTTGTGATATAGTATATCCAAGTTTAGTTTTAACACCATCAACTGTCTTAGAATATGAATGACTCTTAACGTCAGTTTTAATTTTCATTTGTTTAGCAACACTTGCAACATAGGCATCTGATTGTGATAACCCAGACTTATATTTAATACCACTTAGGGTATAGTTCCACACAAACATAGAATCGGCAAACCCAGTAGTATCACCAGCACTTCCAAATGCATTACCATTAAATTTTTCAGATCCAGACATTGCTTCCCATGCAAATGCCTTTCTAAATTCAGCATTATTAAATGCAGATCTAAATGCACTCTCTGCCCTTTCCTTAACTTCTCTTTGAGTATTTAATTGGTCAAGTGCTTTTTTATTTTCGGCAGATAATTTAGATGGATCCATTTTACGCATTGTAGTAGTGTCCATATCAGCACCATAAGTCTTTACACGTTCAACGAAATTGTCCAATACGGAAATTAATTCTTCACCAAGTTTGCCTTTAACGTCTGATTGCTCTAGTGCTGCAACAAGTGTTGCCTTAGATTCTGCCTTAACACCTGACATCAATCTTGCTTCCGGACCTTTAATTGAAACACCAACACCACTTACAATAATGTCTGCCTTTGACGTGTCTTTATCTTTACCAGTCGATTTGTTCCAGAAACCAGATACTGCTAATTTATTACTACCACCTGCTTTTGCTTTACCTTTCAACTGACTATTAATAAGTTTCTTAAACTTCACTAACACCTGAACAACCTCATCATCAGTCTTACCACTGACAGTATTCCACTTCTTATTAGTTTTCTTCAACCATGCTTGCACACTCGCACTCTTCATTATTGATTTATCAACCTTATTAGTGTTGATTAATTCTACAATAACTTCTTCAAACAATGTTGATGCATTAGTTGCAGCACCTTCAGTTAAATATTCTTTAAAATTTAAGACCATGATTTTACCGCATTAAAATTATTTCTACTAAACTCAAGTCTATCTACAAGTTTAACTGCCTTGTTAGATAACGTATCAATGGCGACAAAACCTTCTGGACCAGTTACTTTATAACCAGTCGGGGTCTTAATAAATGCAGGGATACTATTAACTGTTTCCATCTTCTTAACTAAGATCCGTTTAATGTCAGCAATATCGTCATGCCATTGTAGAGCATAAGCAAGTGTTCCACCTGCTTTCTTATTCTTATGTAAAGTATTTATTAAATCATCTAACGATGATTGCTTCTTTGCCTTACCTTTATCAGATTTCAACTTGGCAATCATCGGACTATAACGTTTTCTTAGGAAGTCGATGAATCCTGTAATTGCTTGTTGTTTACCTTTAAACCTTTTGCCTTGCTTAACTAAATCGTTGATATAGATTTTCAAGTTGAATGCAATCTCAGTCTTACCGAATAATAGATCTACTGATTTTTTATCCAATGCTGACAATTCTTTTTCGGCAGATACTAATCGTTTATTAATTATTGCCATCTCACCGAGTGTCAAAGTTGCAGCACCTGATACATTTCTGAATGTCGTATCAGTAAACCAACAGTCTTTCGATTTCTTCAATGCATTAATATTGATTTTGAATTGAGCAGACAAGTCAGCAATAGTATCACCAGTATAGGTTGTATGCCAGATAACACCAACCTTTGCTTTCTTAATAGTATCTGCTAACTCAGACTTGGCAGGAATAGCATATGTAATAGTATTAGGAGTGAATGTGATGTAATCTTCGTCATCAATTGTTGCTTTCTTTAAATCTTCTGGAGTGAACATAAAGTCACCTTGAAGGATTCCTTTAATTCCCATCTTAGGGAAATGTTTAAGAGCAGACTTCAATTTCAGTGCAAGTCCACCGCCATGATTCTTATCTACGTCAGCATTTGTATAATTAACTTTAGGGTTTCTATTAAACACTGCTTTAGTACCGACAAAGAATTTACCATTCTCAGGATTAATCCCAGCGACAACAGCAGGTGCACCATCTACCTTTGCTTGAATGTTTAAAGGTTTATTGGCATGACCATGTAGCACATCAGCAACATCTTTTAGAATTCTTAATGCTTCTTTGCCACCTGCAATACCATCATCAAAGATAGCATCTTCAATGTGTTCGAGATGTGTGAGTTTTGCTTCAGAAAGTATGGTCTTAAATCTTTTCATAATAGATATTTATAATATTTCATATGAGGAATAGGTGAGCAGTTTTTGGTGGAAGACATGCTCGGGTCTGGGGGATGCGTCAAAAAACATAACAAAGGAGTCCGCATCCTACTTATAATAAATTGGTGGTGTGGTCGTTGATTGAGTTCGGAGTACACACCACCTGACAGTTTTAGTTTGGGAGGAAGTCTAAACTGCCAAAAGACTTCTATAAATGGTAGCAGGACTTGGATTTGAACCAAGGACTTCCAGGTTATGAGCCTGGATTTCTACCGAACTGAATTACCCTGCAATAAACTTTTTATATTTCTCTGCTAATTCGTTTTCTAAAGAAATTGCTTCACGTTCATTAGATCTCTCACCTTGTGAGTATTGTCTAACGTGAACCATTTCGTGACACAAAGTAACTAACAACTCATCATCATTTAAAGTTTCTTCAAGTTCAATATCATATTCATTCTTATTGAATCCTGGTTTGTCAGAAGAAGCAACACACCAACCATGGGCATTGTCTTCAGTTAGATCTTCTAAATAAACATTAACAATAACATTCTTTGAAATCATCAACTCATCTCTAGCAAACTCAACAATTTTTTTAGTATCAATCATAACTCAACCCCTTTTCACTCAATCTATACTTATATTATACCCTAGTTTTGAGCAAATGTCAAGCGTATTAACCGTGTTTATAATAGGGGAATTATACCTTTAATTGTCCAAATGATTTCTTTTCATCACCAACGTGGATTGGTTTGTTAAACTTATGTTCAGTGGCAGTATGAGTTCCGACCAAATCTAACTGAGCATTTGATTCAACATCATACAATCTCATCTTAGGTCTATCAATACCAACCACGAAACGTTTGTTAGTTCCAGGATCGCCATATCTATTCTTCAACTGCTTAATAAGTATTTGGTCAATCGCTTCCATCTCTTCAGTAGAAATGAGTGCTAACATTAAGTCAGTCGTAGCAGGTAAACCAAATGATTCAGATGTATCTTCAAGACCAAAGTCACTGTCACCATAACCAGTTCTATTAACCTGTGTTGCAGTTACGATTGGTACATTATGCTCAACTGCTAATCCTCTAATCTCTTCAGCAATTGCCTTGACATAAGTATAACTGTTCACACTAGCGCCCATCTTCATTCTACTCGACATACAGATGTTCAGATAGTCAATATAGATGATGTCTGGTTTAAACCCTTTCTTCAACTTCAACTCATTTAATAAGTGTCTGAAGTGACCAACACCTGCCGATGAGGTTGGATATTCCTTAACAACCATCTTACCAGATGTCTTGCCTTTAACCTTAGCAATCTTTTTCTTATAGGTTTCCTTTGCCATATTAGGCAAGTCATCAAGTTTCACATTCAATAAGTTTGCGTCAATACGTTCAGCAATCCTTTCCTCTGCCATCTCCATAGTAATGTATAAAACGTTTTTACCATCAAGCATATTAGCAGAAGCGAAGTGACACATTGCTAACGACTTACCAACACCTGTACCTGCCATTAATACTGTTAAGGATTTCTTAGGCAAACCACCCTTAGTGATTTTGTTTAGATAATCAATATCAAATGGAATACGTTCCTCAACTCTGTGATAAAAATCGTATCTATCATCAGCATCGTCAAGGAAGTCGTGACCAACGTTTGGATCGAATGACACACTCAATGCATCAGTTAATAGTTCTGGAATTGCCCCTTTGTCTTCATCACTCTCACCATCGATGATGGCAATAGAATCCATAATAGCATTATACAATGCCTTTTCTTGACAAAACTTTTCAGTTGTGTTTACTAACCACTCGGGATCTTCCTTCTCATCATCAATGAGAGTTCCAATATATGCACCACATTCAGTAAATTCTTTATCGGACATACCTTTACGGTTGTCCAATTCAATTACTAATGCTTCACGTGTTGGTAAAGAATTATACTTTGATATAAACTCATTGACTTGTTCATAGACAATCTTCTCAATGTGTTCATCAAAGTATTTTGATTCTAGATAAGGTAGTGTAGTCCTTGCATATTCTTCATCGTGTATTAAATTTTTAAGTATCAGATGGGTTACGTTCACTCAAGTTTTCCTCTTCCATTCTATCAGAAATAATTTTAACTAATATATCACCTATTGTATCTACGAACTCATCTTCTGCCAAGTCTTCTTCGTTTGGGTTGTCAACCGTAATAGTGTTAAACCTCAACACTGCATCACCACCGTCTACATTCTCTTCAATATTAATTGTGTCATACTGATAAACAACACCCTTAAACAACCCTTCTTCAATTTCAACACACCAATGCTCATCGTGGAATCCATTAGCATGGTCAACTAATTTATACTTCGTCATTTTCTACCTCCGTTTCCTCTACGAACTCACCATACATAAACTCTTTTCTTGCTACCACGTCGAGTTGGTCGAGGATATCCTTCGTAAATACCTTCTCAGGATTAGCATTTATCGCTTTACCGAATACTTTACTGCCATCTGGAAGTTCATAACGAGTTGATACCTTCTTAATGATGTCGTACTTCTCAGCGAGTTCTAGGAGTCCATAGTATCTATCAAGACCTTTGTCGAATGATAGTTTGACTTCTACTTTCTTATTCTCTTTAGTGAATCGTGACTTATGAGTTGTGCAACCAATAATGTTACCAACAATCTCAGTACCATCTTTATCCTTCTTCTTACCAAGCATAATAATAGAACTTGCTGCATATTTCAAACCTTTACCACCAGAGATTTCTTTCTGCGGGAAGTAAGAACCAATCACATCATACACGTGGTTAGTTAGCATTAATGGTACATTTGCCTTGGCAAGTTTCAATGATAATACTCTGAACGTACCACGTAGCAATTGTGCTTTGGTCATATCACGTTTATCTGTGCCTGCTTCAGTATCTTCTAATTCTTTCTTAGATGACAACATACCTAATGAGTCAAGCACCATCATCATAGGTTCTTTTTCCTTTTCGGGAGTGTCAATATAACTTGTTAGGATACGAGTAGCATCTGTTCTGAATTCTTCAATAGATGAAGGTTCTACGATAACAACTCGACTTGAGTCAATGCCACGGTCTTCCATCATCTTCTTAGTAACTGCTGCCTCAGTGTCAAAATAAATCACACCACCAGTAGCATTATCTTCCATAAACTGTTTGATTACACCTAGTACGAAGAAAGTCTTACCAGTCGCAGACTCACCTGCAAATGCTACAATCTTATTATTTGGAACACCACCGTAAATACTACCCGACACTAATGCATTTAAAATATACGAACCAGTATCAATAGTACCTGAAAACTCAGAACTATTACCACCGTCCGACAATAAATTGGCAGTGTCAATGCCCTTAGTCATATCACTCAAAAAACTCATTCTTTCTCCTTTAATAAATGTCTCACTTCTTCAATTCTACTATTACTCACCTTTAAGACTGGGAAAGCAAGTTTTATCAATAACCTCACGTCATCTAGAGTTGTAATTTTATCCCAATCAAGTTCTTCAACTGGATCTTGTTTTTTCTTTTTAAATATTTTAAACATAACTATATTATACTATAAACCCACTCAAAAGTAAAGTTACGATTTGTATATTTTAGTCAAGTGGTCTTCAAACTCATCAACCTTTTCAACTCTATTTGGCCAGAGGATATATTCCTTCTCTGGATTTTTCTTTAAGTTGTTAAGTAGTGGTATGATTGCATTATACAACGCATCAATCTTTTCTTGTACGTGGTCGTAGTTTTCTGACGATTTCGCAGCAGTTTTAGATGCTTGTTGTACTACTTCTAGTTCATCCTCGTCTACTGCTGTGAAACCAAAATCAAAATCAAAATCACTCATATATTTCTCCTTTAAATAAATTACTCCACTTTTCGAGTTTCTTTCTCTTACGTGGTATTTGTTTTTCTATCTCATCCCAATCTAACATATTCCATTTATACATTATATCAAGCATACATAGTAGATCGCCAACCTCCATCTCAAGTTTTTTGCTATCAGCATCAAACCTCATCATCTTTGAACACTCAACTTGTATTTCAGCACACTCTTCCATTATAATGGTTAAGAGTTCCTGCTTCTTATCACTTATCATAATGGTAATATGTACTCATAATATATTTTGGTGCTTTTGTTGGCATATGTGCTTTATGCGGAAACATCCATAATGGAGGGAACATAACTATACTTCCCCTCTTTGGTTCTATCGAGAAGTCAGCAAATTCAGTTACTGCTTCGCTGTCATTCAAATAGAATAGGAATGAAATATACCTCGAACAAGTACCAAGGCCAGAAACATCAGAATGCCATGGATAGAAATGCTTATTAGGTTCATACCTTTTAATTCTGAATCCTTCAAGTTTATATTCTTTAGGAATCATATGATGTGTGTCATACTTTTCTAGATAATGCTTTCTGAGTTCTTTTGTGATTTCTTCAAGATATCCTGCTAGTGGATTATCCCAAGGGATCTCATACATATCAAACACCTCAGTGTCACCATCAATCAGATGCATTCTCTTATCATCTGTAGAATCAAATAATGAAATTAATTCATTACAAACTTCTTGGCTCAATACATCTTCATAAACTTCTATCATCCGAAAAACTCCATTAAATTATTTGTCTTCTCAACTTCCCACCCAACAGCAGTTAGTATTGCTCTTAGTGGTTCTACGAATGCCTTACTGAATTGTAAATCACGATCGATGAATTGTTCCATCTCAAATTCTTTAGGTAAACCATTTGCAACACTCAAAACGTTTTGCCTGATTGGATTTGGTACAGTCATATAGCAAAACTTAATCTTCTCACCGTCTTTGATTAACTCAACACGTTTAGTCAGATTATGTTTCTTGACGAGGTAGTTATATGCTAGCGCACCTCTGGCATGAATAGATGTTCCCTTAGGAATAATCAAATCGTCACCTGGAACAGTATATTTATTCAAGTCAGAAATGGATCTAGGGAATGCAATGTCCTCAAACGGATGCTCATCAAACACTTTCTTGAAGTCAGCAATGTATTTCTGTACTGTTTCTTCATCACTGTTAAGGATAATGTTAAGGGATTCCTTCAATGCTTCCCTGCAAATTGATGGAGTTGAAGACTTAACTGTTTCCAAACCCATCACTTTCAACTTAGGTGTAGCATATCGAACACCCTCATTATCGTGTACGTTTAATACATAACGTTTCTTAGCAGTCCAAATACCTTTGTCGGCAATAACCTCACGATCCATAAACATTTTCTGTTCATATGCATTCATCATCTCGGCAAGTTCATCATAGCACTTATTAATGTATGGTTCGATTTGTTGCTTACCAACCTTATCAAGAAAGTCGACTGGGTTCTTAGGTTTGACCTTATCAATTAACCCACCCATCTTCAAATATACTGAGTCGGTGTCAACAGCAATTACATAGTCTTCATCAGTCTTCAACAACTTATTCAGATATGCATTAAGTTTCTTAGCAATGAATTTGATTGACAACTGACCAGACAACGTAATACTTTCAGCAATCCTAACGTCAAAGAACCTAGCATACTGATTACCTAGGAAACCATAGGCAGAGTTCAACTGTACTTTCTTTGCTAGTTGTAGGTTCTTGTACTTAGAGATATCCTTAGTCACTTGAGTTATGTCACCACCAGACTTAGTCAGTTCTTCAAGTTTAGTTAAAGACTCTAACATTTTCTTCTTGTAAATAACACGATCGTCATATAATCGTTGCATCATTTCAGGAAGAAACCCTTGCTTATCTTTTCGATACGAATATCCACTTGCGGATAAGCAGTCGGAACTTTTCTCAAACTTACCATTGATGATTCCATCTACAGTTAAATCTTGATACTCACCAACCAAAAAGGTTTCAGGTGAAATATTATACTGCATAATAAGATGTGGATATAGGGATGCCAAGTCAAAACTCATTACCCAATCGTGCATTCCGACTTGGGGTGCTTTAACATAACCACCAGCAAATTGAGTTTTCTTTTCAACATCCTTCTTAGGTGGAACGATGACACCTTTCTCAAGCAGGTAGTTATTGATTAATACATCCCACATTCGTACTTGCTTGAACGTATCAATATAGTTCACTTTAGCGTCGTATGCAAGTGCGATTACCATGTCAAGAAGTTTCATCTTCTCTTCAATCTGATTAACTAACTCAACGTCTTTGATATTATAGTCAATAAACTTTTCATAGTCAGTTTCATATAATTGATACAAACTATCCACTTCAGAGTAGTCCAACTTCCGTTCACCCAATTCTACGTGAGCAATATGGTCAAGTCTATAACTCTCTTGCTGAGAATAAGTAAACTTCTTATACACTTCTAGATAGTCCAGAGTTGTAATACCACACAACTCATACTCAGTCTGTTCACGATTAAACACTGTTTGAATGTGTTCTTTGATTAATCCAGCAGGTGAGAAGTTTTTAGTTTGCTTATCACCGAGTAACTTACGCATCCTATTCACTAAGTATGGGATATCGAAGAAACGGATGTTCCAACCTGTGATAATATCTGGATCGGCACTCTGCCAGAACTGAAGGAAACGATGTAGTAAATGTTTCTCATCGTGACACTTGATATACTTGTTGTCCTTGCGTTTAGGTGTGTAGTCTTGACATCCGAAAGTGTAGTAGATACCTTTATAACTAGCAGTGATTGCAGTTACTTCTTGAGATGCTTCATCAGGACTAGGGAAACCATCACCCGATGCAACCTCGATATCGAAGTTTACAACAACAATATCTTCTTGGTTGAATGAGTTATCGAATTCCTCATTGATGCAAGAGTATGCAT